GATCCTTCCTCACCCATCATCTGTTTCTGTTTCTTATTGACAACAGACTTTGTTGATTTCTCTTCAGCCCCTTCCTTCTCAGGCATGACTATGCAGTTTGGGGACTTGGAGGATACCAGTCCCCCTTTTACTTTTTTACTTGTTCGTTAAAATCTAAATCGATTCTCCACGCAGAGAATCCTTCCTTCACACGGCCACGTTTCTTTGCAATCGCTTTACCGATTGCCTTACGTCTATTTGCAAGATACTTATCTGTTGAATCATGATCACCATCATTGTCGATATCTTTATCTTCCTGACCAACAGGATCCATCTTCTCATGAACAACTTGTTCAAACTGAGATCCAGCACCAGTGTTTAATTTTCTTATCTTATCTAAAATATTAGGAGTCATTTTTTTCTCTTTTGATTTAGATGATGTGTCAACAACTTTTGGAGAAGGACAAGACATCTCATTCATTTTCTTACGCTTCTTCTTAGTCTTTGCAATAATTCTATCAGCAGCTTCACTTCTTTCTTTGTTTGGGCCATCATAAGCCATTGCACCTTTCTGCATACGAGGTGCTTTTTCTTCTTCTTCTTTTTTCTTTTTCTTACCAAATGCAGCCATAGGCCCTGATGGTTTACCTGATCCTCTAGTGATGCCGTATGAACTACCTTCTTTTACATCATCTTTAAACTGTGGATGTTTATCCATCTGAGCTTTTGTCATTCCTCTTTTCTTTCTAAGTGCTTCCTTTCTTTTCTCTTTTCCTTCCTTACCATCATCAAATCTCATTTCTTTAACTACTTCTTCACCTAATAGTTTTTGTTTTGCCATTGCTTTCACAACATTAGGTGCTGGTGATGCACCAAGTATTTGAAGAAATATTTTCATCTTCTCTTCTTTTGAAGCACCTTCGGGAACTTTACCTTTAGCTTTATATCTAACATCAGAAGCTAATTGTGATGCTTGTTTCTCTGTATCATCAGCACCAGCCGCATGTCCTCTCTTCTCTTCATAGACTTTTTGATACGCACTCATCAAGTCATCTTGTAATTTTTGACTAAGCATTACTCTTTGCACGATTCTTTCTAGATTTATTTATAAAATTAAGGATGATAGGATTATGTGAAAGTCTTTGAGTGTATTGTCTTAGAGCGTCTGTTCCAACTTCTCTTTGATTTGCAGGCACACCAGATATCTCAGTGAACTTTTCAGTAATGTCCTTAATCCATGATTTAAACATTATGTTTTCTTCAGTCACTGCAATGATATGATTTGCGCCTGTACGAATAATCTTACCAATCAAACCAGTATTATCATTTTCAACGATGTCACCAACACGGAATATGTTACCATTCATGTAGTTTTCACGAAGGTTTCTCCAATCAAACTTAGGAGCAATTCTCCACATTTCATTTTGTTGTTTCTTAACTTTCATTCCCTGTCGAAGTGAATCATATAATTTTCTTGCAGCGTCATCCTTTAATGCTTTTGGCACTCCACTTCTAAATGTATCATAATCATCATCTGCTGCTGCTTTTCTCAATTTAGATGCAGACATGGCACTCACACCTTCACCATCTGGGTCACGATCTCCAGCAGATATCACATTGATACGATCAAATTTATAAAGTTTATTATTATATTTGTTTGCTAGATTTTCAAACTCAGCTTGACGATCCTGTCCTACTACAATATTCACAGACTTTGCACCTCTTTCATTTGCACCTTTTAAAGCATCAAAGATTGTTTTTGTCTTTGGATTATTCATAATATGTTTTGCATGTTGTGGAAACATCTGTTGCATATATCCAATCTTTGTGTCTGGATCTAAAGGATTTTTTGAAGGATCGTTAGATCTTGATGGATAGATTTCATAATTACCACGACCAGCAACCTGTTTTACTTTGTTTAGAAGTTTCTCATGTCCAGTTGTAGGTGGATTAAAACGACCAAAAGCCACAGTCATATCTGCCTCATCCTTATTTGGATCAGGTTTCGCAACTGTTTGAGAAGATATTGCTTCAGTTATAAATGCTGTAAAACTTTTCATATTTTTGGTGCGGGCATGGGATTACCTTTCTCCCAATTCTTATCTGCTGTAAAGTTTGCACGACTGAACTCTAAACGATCTACAAGTTTAAGAGCTTGTCCTGAACGAATTGCAACAAATCCTTCAGGTGCTGTTACACGATAACCATCTGGTGTTCTAAGAAACGTGCCAAATGTGTTTACTTTTTGTAACTTACGAATCATGAAATTTTTCGCAGCCTGTAAATTCATATAAGATGCAACGGTCATGTATATTGCCTGTTGATTGTCAGAGATAAATTTAAGACCCTTATTTTTAAGCTCTAAGTATTTATCTTTTGTCGTCTTCATCTTTTTAGTTTGAATTTCTTTATCTAATGCATTTGAAAAATACTGTGCAAAATCTCTTGCAGTGTTGCGAGCACCAATTAAAGTTTTACCTTGACGAATGTAAGAGTTAAAGAAAGTCTTGAACATAATATTCAAAGTAAACTTATTCATATTATTTGTTTTCATCATGTCAAGAAAACGAGACGCTTGTTTTAAAGATCCCTCTGTTTTATTCACAAGATTTGTATAGGTTGTTTTTTCTGCTTGAGTCATGTTTGCTTCACCTGATGCGTTTTTAAAATCAGATGATGTTACAAAGACATCACTGTTACCTTGAATATTGATATTTCCAAAACTGGCAGACATTGCATCTAGAGTTCTACCAGAATATGAAGTATGAAACACTATTCCAAACTTTGCTTCGTCTATCTTTTGTCCAATGTCACTATCTTTTGGAACTGCATATACAATTGTGTTTGGTTGAAATGCAATGCAAGTATCTCCACCTATATTAGCTTGATACTTATCATCAGTAAATAAAAGATCTCCTTGTACGACGTTTGGTATTGAAAGTGTAGAGAGATATTTGTATGCGTCCTTAAGTTTTTGTGAAAGTTGCCCAGGCGGATACATACTATTCACATCGTTCTCAGAATATGATATCTTTGGATTTACTTTATTGAATACAGATTTAGTTCCTACAAAAAATCTACCGTTGTCTGGATTTACGCCACAAATTATCGCAGGAGCTCCATCCCACTTAACAGTAACACGGGCGTCTGCCATACCTTGATCTAACATATCTCCAAGTGAACGAAGAAAAGCAACTGCCTCTTTTCCTCCTTGAGATCCACCGTTCAAAATATTATCTTCTAAATGTTCAAGATGAGTGTTCTTCATGTAGATTTTTTCTTGCTGTAGCTTATGAACTCTTTAGTCATTGTACCACGAAATTGAGGATATGCGAAGAAATTTCCAGAATATCTTAATCCTATATCAAGAATTGGTACTTTATTTCTAGACCCTTTAGGAGTAACAAATAAAGTTAAACTAACATTAGCTGCGGTTTCAGATGCATCATTATACTCAATAGATTTTTGACAATCATCAGGGCATAATTCAGCTAGATTTGCTAAGATACTAGTCAATCCTTTTGTATCACCTTTTTCTACTTTAGGTACATAAACGTCTGACCCTCTAGGTTTAAGAGCTCTTCCAGCACCAGTGACTAAGTAAAATTTAAAATCATTACGTTTAATTTTAGCTAGCCTATCATATAAATCTATTTTCAAAATTCTACTGAATAATCCATCAACCAAAGATTGTTTTATACTTTTACCACCAACAACAGGTTTATCATCATTCATGATATCTGTAAAAGTTTTCCACAACTCACTAATTTTACCACCCCTTGCATATAAAGATTTATTAACATAATCTCTAAATCTAGTTTGGAACTCTTTAGGAAACTCAGGACTAATACGAGTCAAGGCAGTTGGATCTTTAAGTTGTAATAATTTAACTCCTGTTTTAATTTCCCAATCACCTTTGTCATTTTTTCTCCATATATCAACTTTGATATCCAAGATTTTTTCTGCATCCCGAATATTCAATGTGCCATCAGATTGAAGACGCATTCCACGGACAGAATATTTTTCACTTTTTAACGCTTTCGTCGCCTTGGTTTGATATGTTTTATTACATTCTAATATTGTACCGCCTCTTCCATCATTTGCCTCTGGAACATAAAAAGGACTATTAGGTGTTTCGTCTGTACAAGCATCATAAATTACTTTTGCAAAAAATTTTTTCTTTGCTTGCATTATTCTACTTCTCAAAGCAGTGAACTCCGTACCTGTAAAGAAAGATCCGAACGCAGTGTTGATTAGAGTTGGTGCCGCAGCAGATTCAAAAGCTTTTTTCTTTAATGATATCCCATAGTAAGTCTTACCATATCTTAAGATTACATCTGAAGAGTTATAATCTTTCATTCCATAAGCAGTAATTTTAAAATCTTTGACCTCATCTGGCCATTGATTACCTGTTACAAACACAGCGTCTGGTATGCCTACACCAAGATCTGATCTGGTTTGCAAAACGGCAGAGATACCAGCAGCTAAATCAGAATAAACAGCCTTTTTATTTTTATCTTCTGCTTTTTTATCAGATCTCTCAGCAACCTTAGAATTTATTGCGTTTACAAATTGTTCCTTAAGTCCGTTAGTATCAGTTGCGGTGCTTTGAAAAGTCTTAACTGCGAGTGGAAATAATTCATTAAATGCCTCTGTATTATCAGCAGCACGAGTCAATACACCAGAGTCTAACTTAGATAGACCAGCATACATTGCCTCGGAAAGTTCTAATCCCATTATCCAACACGTTTTTCAATTATTTATTATCTATTTAAAAAATAATGATTTATAATTTCAATCTTCTCATGTGCTTGTGCAATGGCATTTATCTCACCATCGATTGTTCCCATCACATCTGAGTGTTCACCAATACCTACAGGTTGATTCAGATATATCTCAACGTTCTGTTGATGTTTTGCAATCAAACCATTATAGTATGCGATTTGACTTTTTAGAATCTGGTCACGCAAGTTAATCATAAGTCTCCTTCTAAACGATTTTCTGATTTGTAAACATCAAACTCTCCGCCTGGATATCTCTTCTTCAACTTCTCTACATTACCAGCAATCACATCATCAAGTGTAATGTTAAGTGCCATACACGCCTGCATCACATACCACATAACGTCACCCAACTCAATAACAAGATGTTTTCGATTGTGGTCACTCCAAGGTTTACCTTGGAAAACCATCTTCTTAACGATCTCCATAAACTCACCACCCTCAGCACTGACACCAACAGCAGCAGTAAGAAGTCTGTGAATATTGGAACCCTGTCCGTCAAGGTCATCCAAACTCTCAACAAAAGATTGATAATCCTTACTGGGATCGGATGTGACACCATCCACGAATAAAGCGTACTTAGAAAGGTCAACGGTATGATCTGTGTAATTTATATTAGGTTGTTGATCGTTGTGTGTGTTGTAGTCTCCAGACATTTTTAAAACTTAAACTCGGCAAATTTCTTTGTTGTTTTATCTTCTTCATTATACTCTACATCCTGTCCACTGTCAAGCAAGTCATCCTGTGCTTGTTGTTCACAATCATATAATCTCATTTTTGTTCGATCAACTCCGATCACAAATCTCCGATTATAAGTCGGATCATTGTATCTGTTCTTTAATTGTTTGACCATTATCTGCCCCAACGCTTCGAGTTCCTCAGTAGATATAAGAGCAAACATAAGATCAGCAGTGGCTGGAAGACCAAAGGACTCACTTGTGTCAGTAAGATCGACATCACTACTAGCAAAGCCAGAGCGAGTCGTCTGAGTAGCGGAGACGATAGGAACATTAGCTTCAACTGCAAGACCCCTGAGCTCTTCAGCAATCGCCTTAATATAGGAATACGAGTTAACATTTGATCCAGCCCTGTAACGTGAAGACGCACATATATTTAAGTAATCTATGAATATTATATCAGGTTTGAATGATTTTTTCAAGGCAAGTTCATTAAGTAATGCCTTGAAGTGACCTGAGTGTGCAGAAGCAGTAGGATACTCTTTGATAATAAGTGATCCTTGAGTCTTCTTTGCAAGGTTTGTTACCTTACTTTCAAAGATTGGCTTTGGTAAATCAACAATCTCTTGTATATTTACATTTAAAAGATTTGCATCAATTCTTTCTGCAATCTTTTCTTCTGCCATCTCTAATGTTATGTATAAGACGTTCTTTCCTTCTAAAAGAACAGCACTAGCATGATGACACATAAACAGAGATTTACCAACCCCAGTGCCTGCAAGTGCAATATTGAGCGTCTTGTTTGGAAGACCTCCTTTTGTAATCTTATTAAAGTATTCAAGGTCGAATTGAATTCGACTTTCTTTTTTGTTGTAGAGTTCGTATCGTTCTTC